CAATGGATTCACCCTGAGGGGGTACGGGGTTGGGATCACTGATGGAGTAAGCGTATCCTGATCGCGGCCAGGGGCAGAGCTGCCCGGCTAGGTGGGCTCGTTCGACAACTCCGCCCCTGGTCACTTCGCGTCCCGCTTCGGGGGGGCCTGAAGCGCCGCGCTCTGGGTGAGTCTCCCACCCAGCGTCCGAGGCTAGGCCGCGCCCTCCGCAGCCTTGCCCCCCGATCCCTTTCTTTGCGGCTCGGGGCCGAGCGCGGCGAACGAGAACCTCGACAGGTCCGGCACGTCACCCCATCGCTTGCGGTCGAAGCCTTCGATGGGGAGCGTCTCGCGATTGAACAGCATCGGCAGACGCACGTTGCCGAGGTCGTTGTTGTTCGCGAACGCCGACCAGCACTTGACCGCCGCGGCGAAGAACGGCTCGGCGAGGCGCGCGCCGCCTACCCCGGCCTCGTTGCGAGTCTTGTTCAGCCAGCGGCGCAGCGTCAGACGAGGGTCGCCGGTGAACAGCCCCTCGCCGGTGATGAAGCCGTCGAGGAACTCCTTGATGTCCTGGTCGCGTTCGCTGTCGTTGTTGGCGATGGCGCAGAGTGCGGCGAGGCTGTTCTTGGGGACGCCCATGCCCTTGATCAGGTAGTCGCGGCTGGCGATGTGGCCGGCGTAGTGCTCGACCATCTTGTGGCGGCGGATCAGGTCGAGCAGCTCGCTGCGGGTGGCGCTGAACCTGAGGTTCACCCCGGCCACGTAGGCGAAGCAGATGCGGGCGGTGGCGCTGGTCGCGGCGGCATGCTTGTGGCCGTCGATCACCAGGGTGTTGGCCAGGGTGCGCGAGCGGCCCGAGTCCATCGTCTCGAACGCTTCGTGCTTGGCGCCCCTGACCACCAGCATAGGCACCGTGACGCCGGAGGCGTGGATGGCGGTGAGCCGGTGGCGCCCGTCGACCAGCTTGCCGTCGACATCGAAGATGATGCCCTGGCCGTTGAGGGTCCAGCGCCCGCTCTCCATGTCGGCGCCGTAGCGCCGCACCGCCGCGTCGTTGATCTGCCGGTTCTTGGCGGCGTTGGTCAGCCACGCGAGCGCCTTCTCGGGCGTGACCTCTTCGACCGTCGCTTCCATGTGCAGTTCGATGCCGTTCTTCATTCGGCCGCCTTCTTATCTGGATGGCGGCGTCCTTCGACGATGCCGATGTCGTAGCCGACGATCCGCAGCGCGCTCTGCATCTTGCCGAGTCGCGGCGCGTGAGTCCTATTGGCCGCCCAATTGTGCAATGTGGAGGGGTGCGGGCCGCACTTGCCGTGGATGTCCTCGAACGACATCCCGGAGTTCTTGACGACGCTAAGTACGTCGTCGCGGAGGTCTTCGTAACTTTCGAGCCGGACCCGCTCCCGCTCGACCGCTAATCTGTGCTGCTTCTCTTCAGCAGTGCTGTATCGATCTTGATTAATCGTCGATCTGACCACCTGCGCGGCGGTCTTAATCTCTTTGGCCATTACCTATCCTTGTAAGATAGCGCTCCCACCCACCCAAAGCCGGTCTGCTACGTCAACACGACAAGCGTCGCTTGACAATGCGAGAAAAGTTCCACGCTTTCGGCGGTCAGTCAATGACGGCGGTTGAGTTTCCCTCACCCAGAGGTTGTTTTATTGCTTAGTTTGTTTCTAAGCGACGACCTACCCGAAATGGGTACCCCCTGTCTCGCGTTTGCCGCCGATGCTCCACCAGCGGTTCACGTCGGCGCGAATAAACGGCAGGTCGAGCCGCTCCTGCAGCGTCATGCCATAGTTGAAGCGGTACCGCGCCGCGAGATCGGCCCAGGTCGCTCGTTCAGCCTCGGAAATGCGGACGCGCATAAGGTGGGACCAAGCGTAAAGCGTTCCTTGACGAGCGTGCAAGTTTGGCGAGGATTTCCCCTCGTGGAGTTCTCGGTCATCCAGTTCTTCGACAACGGCGCCTACGAGGTGGTGCGCCGGGGCGTCGACGCCCAGGAAGCAGTCGAGGCCGCCCACCACTACTGCGGCAGCGTCGGCGCCCGGCTGGGCTACGTCACCACGGTGATCATCGTCGACGACGACGACTTCCGCGTCTTCCAGTGGGAGCACGGCAAGGGCGTGGTGTTCCCGCCCGAGGCCGCCGGCTACGAGCCGCGCTGATGGCCGACAGCTTCGCGATAGCGCGGTTCAAGGCGCGCCTCACGCCGCGGAAGCCGAAGCCAGCGCCACTGACGCCGGAGGAGCGCGAACAACTGCTGATGCGCGCGGTGACGATGGCCGAGATCAAGGCGGTGGCGCGGGTGCTCGGGCTGACCTTCAACACCGCCTACCGGGAGCGCGTGCGGCTCTATCGGCGTTCGCCGGATCAGTGGCCGCAAGTAGCGGGGCGCGAACCCGGATGAGCAGCCGCAACCTCAATGGTCGCGTCGACGGCGGCGCGCTGGAGCGCTGCGACGCCGACGAGGAGGTGGCGGCCTGCGATGCTCTGCCGCCAGTCCTGCGGTGGTTGATCAAGGGCAGCTTCATCAACACCAGGGCGACCACGGTGCTGAACCAGTGGCGCGATCTGGAGCGCGAGGGCGTGCCGCTTGAAGCCTACGCCGACTGGTATGCGCGGCTCCTGGCGGTCAACCAGGCGAAGTCCTGCCGGGCTACCTATGGCGCCGACCATCCGCAGGCCGAGCCGCCGCTCATCGCGCCGATTCCCCCGCAGCGCCCCGCCACGGCGGCGCCGGTCGAAGACGACGCCTCGCGCGCCCGCGCGGCCCAGCGGGCGGCTCAGATCGATCTGGAACGCTGGCTCTGAGCTACTTCTTGGCGGTCGTGGCCGGCTTCTTGTCGTCGTCGTCGTGCTCGGCCTTGTGGCTCTTCGGCGGCGCGTCGTGCTTGGCCTTCGGCTCGCGGTTGTCCGCGGCCGGGCAGGCGTAGGCCTGCAGCAGCGCCATCGCCTCGCCCTCGCCGTAACGGCCCTCGGTCACGTCGTGCCAGACCTCGTGGCCGAAGTCGGCCTCCAGCTTGGGGTCGGTGCCGCCCCCAGTGCGGTAGTTCAGCAGCGCTTCCAGCGTGCGCTTGGTGTCGGCGCTGAGCGCTTGCGGCGCGGGCGCGTGGGTGGCGGTGACGGCATCGGCCATGTCGGCCTCCTTGGTTGGCGTGGCGCCCCGATCTTACAAATGCTTGACGGCGCGAGAAAGTTGACGGCAGTCTCCGCGCGGTTGGCCCCCCAGGGGAGGGGCCTGAACATCTCATCTAAGTCTGCGACCGGCCCGGTGCTCGGCAGGACTTCCCACCCAGGGACGTTCGGCTGTGCCCAACACCAACGCGCCGTTCGGCTTCCAGGAAGCGTCCGGGCTCGGCTCGCCGCCCACCTACGAGCTGATCGAGGAAAGGATCGCGTCGACCACGGCGCCGATGTTCACCGGCGACCCGGTGTTCCGGTTGGCCGACAGCACCATCGCCGGTGCCGTCACCGGGCCTGGGCCTGGGACCGGTGTGCTCGCCGGCATCTTTCAGGGCGTCTCCTGGCTCTCCGTCACGAACCGGCGAACGATCTGGGCGAACTACTGGGGCGGCGGCGACATCGCCGCCGGCAGTACGGCGCGCTGCTGGATCATCAACGCCCCAGGCGCGCGGTTCCGGGTGCAGGCGGGGAACTCGACCACCGTCGGCTTCGTGCCGGCCGACATCGGGATGAACGCCCAGTTCGGCTACGGCGTCGGCAACGTCGCGAACGGCATGTCGGGCGCGTTCATCGACATGGCGGTGGCCAGGGCGGTCACCCCGACCCTGCCGTTCAGGATCATCAGCCTGATCGTCGACCCGCCTGGCGGGCCCGGCACGCAAGCCGGCCCGTACAACTGGGCCATCGTCGGCTTCAACAACGTCGAGACGAAGTCTCTGACGGCGCAGGCATAGGAGAGTCCGGTGGCAGTCAATCTCGCAGCCATCCGCGACCTGCTCCTGCCGGGTCTGCGTGGCATCGAAGGCAAGTACGAGCAAATCCCGTCCCAGTGGGACAAGGTCTTCACCCGGCACTCATCGAAGATGGCGCTCGAACGCACCGTCGAGATGCGTTACCTGGGCCTCGCCCAACTGAAGACTGAAGGCGGCCAGACCCAGTTCGACAACGCGGCCGGCGAGCGCTTCGTGTTCAACCAGGAGCACCGCGAGATCGGCCTGGGCTACGCGATGACGCGCAAGTCCATCGACGACAACCTCTACAAGTCGCAGTTCCACCCGTCGAACCTGGGCCTCGTCGAGAGCTACCAGCAGACCAAGGAGCTGTACGGGGCCAACGTCTTCAACACCGGCAACGTCTACGACCCGACCATCGGCGGCGACGGTGTGGCGCTGTTCGCGCCGAACCACCCCATCGACGGCGGCGTCTACTCGAACATCGCCTCGACGCCGGTCGACCTCAACGAGGCCAGCCTGCTCAACGGCATGATCCAGGTCCGCACCCAGTTCCGGGATCAGGCCAACCTGCGCATGTTCAGCCGCGCCCGTAAGCTGATCGGGCCGCCGCAGCTTGAGCCGGTGATGATCCGGCTCACCAAGACCGAGCTGCGTCCGGGGACCGCCGACAACGACGTGAACGCGATCCACTCGACCGCGGGCGGCCTGCCCGAGGGCTACATGGTGATGGACTTTCTCACCTCGCCCTTTGCTTGGTTCCTGCTGACGAATATCGACGGGCTCAGCTACATGACCCGTATTGCGTTCGAAACCGACATGCAGGTCGACTTTGTTACTGATAACCTGCTGGTCAAGGCTTACGAACGCTATTCGTTTGCTTACTACAACCCCCGCGCCGGCTGGGCAAGCTTCCCGACTTCTTAGGAGACACCTATGAACGTCCAGCCGGGTCAGCTCATCCAGTCGCCCTTCAACCCGATCTTCCCGGCGACGCAGCTCACCGGGCCGATCACCGCCGGCAACATCAAGGACTGGGACGGCTCGTCGAATCTTGCCGGGCTGGGCTCGACCGCGGGCGCGCTGGCCAACGTCGGCTTCGCCAAGATGGCCCAGGTGGGCCGGGTCACCCAGGCGGGGAACGGCGCGGCGGGGGTGTTCACCTCGCCGGACCTGATCATCCCGGCGCAGTCGATGATCCTGGCGATCACCTCCATCGTGCTGGTCGCCTTCACCGGCGCGGCCTCGACGTTCGGGATCGGCAACACGGTGAACCCGATTGCCTTCACCCCGGCGGGCGCCGTGACCGCGCCGGCCACCGAGGTGATCAGCGCCGCCGCGGCGCCGCAGCTCAACAACTGGATCAACTGCGGGAACATCGACGAGCAGTTCGTCTTCACGTCGTCCAACAGCGGCGCCGGCGTGATGCTCGTGATCATCGAGTACATCCAGGGGCTGAACGCGCCGAACAGCTAACCGGAGAGAGAGCCAGGATCGCTGGCCAGACCAGAACAGAACCAAGGGTCTGAAAGATGAAGACGATTGCCCGCCGCATGGGCGGCGAAGCCAGCGACAGCGCCGGCCGCGTCAAGGTGGCC